CATCTGTAAACTCATATCTATAAAATGTTTGAGGCGGCAACACATCAATCTGTCCACCAATATCTAAATTTGTCAGTGTAAATTTTGGATAGCGTTTTTTCATCTCAACAACCGTTTTAATAATGTTTTCTAAATCCAACCATCTTGGGTACTGACCATATTTTCTATAATCAGTTTTATTCATGTTTTTCGCAATAACAGACAGTTCATCTTCACTCAACAAATTAAAACCATCGATGTTTTTCTCTTTTTCACCAATCATGGTTTTAGATTCTGAAATATCTTCGCGTCGTTTAAATTCTCGTAAAATACGGTTTAAGTTATCTTCAACATCACTTAGTTCTTTTTCTATAATATACATTGTATTTCTTGCTATTTCTTTCTCTCTTTTAATGGTTTTTTTCTTTTCATTTAAAGAAATAATTAAAGCATTTAATTCTTCTTGAGTTTTTTCGTATAACGGGTTCATATCCATTAATATATTTGTTATACCTTTGTTTTTAAGCAATTTATTCACTTTTTAAAATCTACTAAAATGTTTTACTGTTTTAGATAATGAATAATAGATAAAACCGAATAACGAACCAGTAAAAAGTAGTCCATTAATGTTATAATTTCCATCTGTATGACACAAAAATGGTAAATATTTGAATAAAGATTTTTTAAATATTGGTAACTGAAATATAAAATATAATACAGCCAATAATAACGGTCCTTGTATTTCATCATAAATGCTATCCAATGAATTCTGTACATTTTCGTTTCTATAATAATTATTTATATCATCATCTGATTCAACAATATAGTCTCGAGATGTCGGAGCAGGTATATAATTTGGTTGTACTTGCGTGTCTTGTGTTAGTTGTTCGGTATTTAAAGGAATATCTCTACTGGGTAATGAAGTGGCTCCAGCTAAACTTGCTTGTTGTAATCCATTAACAATTTGACTAATAGTTGATTGATCTAATGTTAATTGACCGTTAGGTATTTGTTGTGATTTAGTTTCTAAACTAATATTTCCACCAACAGAACCGCCATTTGCCGGGTCAGTAGGTAAATCATTTATACTTGTGGTATTAATATCAGACATAATATATTATCTAAAGATTCATCTATTTTTAAAATTACGCAAAAATAAAAAACTTTAAAATGTAAACATTAAAGATTTACTATTTTTTTGCTTGTGTCGCATTTTACAGCACTTTTTTCCATTTTATAACACTTACCGTCAAATTTATAGGTCTGATCTTCTATTTCTTCTAATGGAGGAGCCGCAATTGTTCTACATCTTTTTCCTTGGCATACTGCTCTAAAAAAGGTTGCTAAACCTATCCCCAAAATAATAGACATCATTATTTTACCAGTATTACTATGAACAAATTTCTCCAAATGCATATGTATATTATATGTTTAAAAAATAATAAAATGTTTTGGTTTTATTATTTTTATTTTGTCATTAAATTTTGTCATTAATTTTGTACAGGGACAGTTTTAATTGATAAAGGATTTAATGGACAATCAGTGGGCACGGGCTTGAATTCAAAACATTGGCTAGTTTTATCTTTATATTGTGTCTTCATATAATTCTCAGGACTGGGATATATATAAATTGTTTTTACATCTGGTCCTAAAATATATACAAAAAATAATCCTACAGAAAAACTTATTATAAAAACTGGTAAAGATATATAATTGCTGATCATTATATATTTTAGATATATTTTATTCATTTTAAAATTATTAAAAATCGTTTTAAAATTAAGTCAAACTTCTCTTACTAATGTATTTTTAATGCAGTATAATAATTTTACATATTATAACAATTCTTTATCAGTTAGTAACATCGTTTGATCCTTAGTATATTGGGTTATTGTCTACGATACCTTGTTGTGCTGGTTGTTGCACGGGTTGTTGCACGGGTTGTTGTGCTGGTTGTTGTGCTGGTTGTTGTGCTGGTTGTTGTGCTGGTTGTTGTGCTGGTTGTTGTGCTGGTTGTTGTGCTGGTTGTTGTGCTGGTTGTTGTGATGGTTGTTGTGATGGTTGTTGCACTGGTTGTTGCACTGGTTGTTGCACTGGTTGTTGCACTGGTTGTTGTCCTTGTTCTTCTGGCAATTCATCAACTAATTCTAATGTCACCATATTTTTCTTTGTTTTATTTTTAGTAGTTTTATTTTTAGTAGTTTCAACATTTGTCGCCTTTTTTGTTTTTGTTTTTGCGGTTATATTAGGCATACCCTTAATAAATTTAATGACTTTATCATCTTCTTCATCCCTCTGTTCTTTATTTTCAATCGAATTAGGTTTTTGTATTAAAGTGTATTCATCCATTTCTTCATTATAATCTATAAAATTAACGTCATATCGAAGTGTCTGTATTTCTTTTAATTTTGGAACCATTTCATTCACATAAAACTGAATTGCTTGGTTTAAAATAAGTTCATTGCTTGTATCAACATATTCGCTTACCATTTTTTTAAAAGGTATTAAAAATGCATTACCAAATTCATCAATCGTTTTTTTCAATAATTCAGCCTTTACGGGATTGTCATTTGTTAATATATCTTGTTCAATAAAAATACCAGTGAGTTCTGTTTCATTTTTTAATGATTCAGTCAATTTTTCAAAATTACTTATGGTGTCATTATTTTTTTCAAAAAACAAAGCATTATTTTTTTCCTTTATAATATCCAATTTAAGTATTTCTATATTATCAAGTCCATATTTTATACCTTCATAATATTGTTGTCTTTTTGAATAATCAATTTGTATATCTAAAGGGCACGGAGCAGTTAAATCACCACATTTAGCAATAAATTTTCTGATCCCCGCATCATTTGTTATTGTAAAAATGGTTTCTACATTTCTTTTACAATTAATACATTCTGGTTTAGGCAATTTAGAATATTCTACACGTTTTTCCCTTTTTGATTTTTTTTCATTATTTATTATTGGCTTGATATATTTATCGTAGTATCCGCTTTTATATTTGTCTTTTAATTTATAAAATTCATTAATAGCATCAATTGGAGTTATTTTTTGTATAGCTTCAGCCATTATAAAATATGTGTATATATTTATTCTATCGACTTAACTTTTTATTAGGAGTGTCATTAATAATATCAAATTCATTTTCCCAATGAGGTAGTCCAGTGATTAGTTGTTGTTGTGCTCTCAGTTTAGTTTCTTGATAGTTTCTAATTTTAGATAATATATATTTTTTCTTTTCTAATTCTCTTTGTTCTATTTCTTCCGTTGTTAGTTTGCCTTTGTATTTGTAGAATAATAATATTCCTAAAATTACAAAAAAACAGAATAATAGGACAACGTTAAATACATTGTTGTAATATTTTTCTTTTAAAATATGACACTGTTTAAGAGTTTCATTTAAAAAATATGTTACTCCCGGTTCAGTGAGCATTGGTTTAGATATTTCAATTGTATTCATTTATAATTACCTTTAAAAAACAAAAATATTTTATACCAATTATCTATATAATGGATATATCATTATTGTCATTAATATCTTTTACAATTATAACAATTATCTATTTTGCTTTTCCTAGTATTGGCAAACCAGAACTATTATTAGATGATTTAGTAGATGGTGGGATTAGCCCGGACTATTATTCCAGAACTATGCAAAGTTTAGCATTTTATTTGGGTGTTGTTATAATTAGTCAATTCTTCTTAAATACAGGATATTTAATTTCTAAATGTGGCGGTTCTGCTGGTCAAAATATAGGAGCAGCTGCTTTGTTTACATTTATACCATGGTTGTTTATATTCGGAATTTTATTGGGTGTATTAATTGTTTTTCCAGGGTTTAAATCTGCATTTTCAGATGTTATTGGGTACTATGTTGTTTCCGGAAGCGCCAACGACATTTTTTCGTCATTATTAATAGGCACTGACATTAATGAGATGATAGAAAATTCAAATGATGGAAATCAAAAGAAAGAATTAACAAGTGCAGCTGAAGCAATTATGAAAATATGTGGAAATAAATCAATATTAATAAACCAAATGAGTCCAGATAATTTTATGCAAATATGGAATGTATTAAAACCATTAATGACTGCTGGTATGTTTGATAATTTAGAAATCAAAAAGAACCTATTAGATTTAGTAGTTTTGAAAGATAATATTGGAGAAGCATTATGGTACATTTATACAGCAATATTAATATCTTCAATTGTCTATTATAATTTAGCAACAAGAGGATGTGTAAAGGATGTCAAACAAGTTAAGGCAGATTATGATTCGTACCTAAAAAATCAAGAAGAAGCAGATAAACAAACTGAGCTAAATAATACTACTACTTATACCGTTTCTTAAACTTTTTTATTTTTCTAAATATATATTGTTAATATATGAATAATACAGAAATAAATATTCTTAAAAATTATATAAATAAATTATTAAGGTTTTTTGAAGGAGAAAGATTCGATTATTTCAATTCAAATAAAAATCTTATCCAAAATGTAATTGGTCAATATCTTCGAAATAAATATGGTAATATTGATTATTCAGATATTAATACATTTAATAGTAAAGATACTGAAAAAATAGTACATCATTTAAATACAATTTATAATAACAATATAGAGAATATACATAAGCAAGGCAAAAAATTATATCCAAGTTTACATCCTAATACACCTGATGATGAGATAGCAGGCGATATACCATTGAAAGTATTTAAAAGAAATGGTGGAAAACATGGTCTTAGTCGCCGTAAACGACGTGGTCTTAGTCGACGTAAACGTAAAACTAAAAAAATGCGTAAATAAATTTTAAGTTAAATAATTATATAAAATTTAACTTAAAGACCGTTATTACAAATACTTCGGATATGTCAAATAATACATAACCAATAAATAAGACAATATACCTAAAATTAGTGAAAGCAACCATAAAGGTAAAATTGTTTTATTCTTGTACCCGACTCCAAATTCTCTTATAGAACCGTCTCTATTGTATAAAAACCCTGGACGATACATTTGAATTAGCCCAAAAATTACTAAAAATATTATTATGGATACTAAAGTAATATTATTTCTTATAAATGTTCTCATCCTATATATTATTATTACTTTTTTTTATTATATTTATGATTAATCGTAATCATCGTTATTTTCTGCTTCTTCTCCCCATGGATCGCCGTCATCATAATCATCTGTATTATTAAAATCTTTAGCTAAATCATTTTCAATGTCTCTATCTGTATTCATTTCATCGATTGCATCATTCATTTCCATATCCATATCATCATCTGTTACACCCCTTTTATTTAATTTTTTCTGTAATTCAGAAACCTGATTTGCTACAAATTTATCGTGTTCAAAAATATCTGGGTCATATGTCTTAATTCCTTTTGATGTTCCAATGCTATAAAGAGGTCCTAATTTATAATTTTTTAAAATTGTATCTACTACTCTTTCTTCCTCTGTCATATCTTTTAATCTATCTGTAAATGAATATTTTTCTGCCTCTTTTAATTTGAATACGGCATCTTCTATATCATCATACGATGTATTTATAGTCTTCTTCGACTTCATCATTATAGTTAAATAAGCAACCAATAATTTTGCGACATCTTGCTTCATTTTACTAATATCTCCTTCTAAATATTCCTGTTCATCCTCTGATAATTTTAATTCTTGATCCATTATATAATTGCGGCTATATATGTCTTCATCATTTACAAAAGTTTTTTGAATCATAGCTTTATTGTTAGTTAAACTAACATATTCAGTTAAAATACTCAGGAAATAATATTCATATAATAATGTTAATGTTCTTTTTTCAAATCCAGAATATATTATTTTATCTCCTATTTTAATATTTGTTGGTGCAGGGGTGTTTAAAGATAACAAATTTATACCCCGACATTTATTTTTTATTTCATATAATACATTATTGATTGTATTATTACCATAAAACTTATTAATTGGTTCATAAAACGTTTCTACCATGTCTATTATATCTCGTTCATGATCCTCACTAAGCTTCCAATAACCGTGCGGTTCAATAGTAATAGTATGTAGATTTTTATTAATGATTGTTGAAGGAAAAACAGCGGCAAATAAATTTATAAAATTTTTGTAAAAATTGATATAATTATACATTCCATCGTCTGTTATCTTATTATTTTCATTTCTTTTATTTTCGTCAAACCTCCAAACACTTAAATTATTTAAAAATGCAGTTATATTTGTTAATTCTAAATTACTTGCCTTTGATTTTGACTTAATAAAATTTATGATGTTCTTTCTCATTGCAGTAATAGAATTCACCAAATAATTTTTCAAAGTTCTCATATTTTCTGTATCAGTCTCCATTGTTACATCATACGATTCTACCAATTTTTCTAATTTTTGGGTTAGAGCCTTTGGAACAGTTTCATTTTCTTCCACATCTAAATCATTTAAAATTTTTGATAAATCATCTACACATGAGACGGGTTTTTTATTCATCGACATACGAATAATGTTATTTCTACTTACTAATTGAAACAATCTTAAAAACTGTTCTTTTGTATAATTTCGTCCATCTCTTTTTAATTTTGCAATTTTTTCTTGAAAAGTATCGGATTTTTTTAAATATTCGGGTTTATCTATGCATATTGTCGCTAAATCTTCCGCTAACGGAATAGATGATTGAAAATTACATAAATCAATAAATGCTTGATAAATTGTTTCTTCACTAAAATCATTTGAAACTTCTGGATATATTCTTTTCGTATTAACTTCAGATAACATAATTGCCCCTTGTGTTAGTATTTTGATGTCTCTAACCAATGCTGATAATTTTTTCACTATTTGATTATAATTATCTATACTTGCATCTTCATTTATAAAATATCCTAATGTTGTTATTTGAGTAGTTTTTTCGTTACAGCAAGCATTGTCCATAAAAGGCTTTCCAGACGAACTTAATAATAAATCTTTCTTTTCTATCAATTTTTGAATTGCTTCTTGAATTGCAAGCGAATATGATATTATTTTAGATTCAAGTACTAACATTTTTTCTAATTGCCTATGATTCCCCGTTTGTAATTCATTTTGTAATTCTTCCGTAAACCCATTTGTAATATTATCCAAATGCTTAATATGAAATTGTTTTAAAGGCGGTAAAAAATTTGTCCATTTTCCCAAACTATATTCTTCTGGTATGTCTTGCTCTGGATTCGTTAATAAATATTCCGTTTTTTCTTTTATCTTTTGTTCGACCTCTGCATATGGCATCAAATATCTAATAATAAATGCCTTTAATGTTGTTGCTATTTTTTCTTCATTCTTTGGCAAAGAATTCCAAGGAATAGTTGTTGTGTCTCTGCTTTTTAATGCAACACAAGCAACATAATTTAATCCACTATCGTCTCCTTCTCCTTCAAATGGGAATCCGTTAAATGAACGCACACATCCTGGTGCTGTTTTTCTTGTTTTTATTGACGGTATACTTGTTTGCACTGCTATTAAATACATACCCAATGTAAGATACATTATTGTTGAACTATAAACAGTCATATATGATGGGATTTTTTTACCCTTTTTCGCAGCATCATCCTCTCGCCTTTTATATGCAGGTTCCTTTTCTAAAATTCGGGTATCACTAATTAATTCAGTTACTATCTTTATTATAAAATCTCTATTTTGTTCGATATCTATTCCCATATTTGATGATAAAATACTAACAACATTTGAAACCATTTCACCCTCTGGACTTAAACGTTTTGCCTGTTTTTGCTGCTGTTTTTCTAATATAACTTCTCCAACATCTTTTTCAATTATATCCCTACTTTTATCGGCAAACCCATCTTTATATCCCTCGGAAACGTCATTATCTATATAACAAATAACCTCGCCACTATTTTCATCGACCCATGTATCGCCTTTATCGCTTCGTTTGCCAATCTGTCTTTTTAAATCATTCAATACATCATCATAATCTTTATTTCGAGTTATAAATGTATTCGCTAAAATATAGACGAATTTTGGTAATAATTGTGTATTTGTTTCTACACAATACATCCACCATTCATTTTCCATTTCACCATCATATACATTTGGAATACTTGGGTCACCTTCACGACAATAAAGCGAAACAAATTTAATGATATCTGTTTGTTTTTTTACAAAATCATTTTGCCCCATAATTAGGTCACGTAACCTGACATAGGGCGATACAATTCTTTCTTTTACTTCATCTGCAATTTTTAAACCTAAATCGTATTTTTGATTATTATATTTGAAAAATTGTGTTCGTTTTATCTGTTGAAGTTTGTCAAATGATTTACTGAAATAATCAAGTTGTCTTCTAATTCGACTATTCAATTCATCCTTTGAAATATTATAGCTTTTATCAAATTGGTCCAAAATCTGTTTTAAGGCATTACTCGCTATTGTATCTTTTATAACTTCAGTTGAATCGCATTTGTCTTCACCTTTTTCCAAAGGATTGTACATGCATGTGTAATCCATATTACATAAAACATCATCGTCTTTTATGAACGCATCTGGAGGTAATTCTTTATCTAATACCCATGTATCGTCTTTTCTTACATAGTATTCGAATGATTGTGGATAATTGCCTTCAACCACATTTACCAAAATAGCATAGTCTCCTTCTCTAACTCGTTTTGCTTGGTTTACTAATGTTGTTGCCATATGTTCTGCAGGTTTTTCATCCATTTTATGCTTGTTAACAAATTCATCCGTTAAAAATATTATAAACTCTTCGCTTGATAAATTGTCTCTTTGTGTTTTATATTTTTCTTCGATTATTTCATAATTTGTTGCATCATATTCTTTGTCAAAATATATTGGCTTTCCATCGTCTGCCAACATAGCATCTTTTGAATAATACTTTTTAGCTATTATATACGCACTACATGTATCATTTGCCTTGTCCTTTTCTGTTAGTACTTTTAATTCATTTTTATCCATTTCAAAAACAGAGTTTAGTTTGTCTGGATACATAAGTTGAATGTTAGTTAATGCAACTGCGGTATTATATAATTGTCCATAATCTGCGAGTGTTATTTTTTTCAACAATTCTGACCCAGAACATTCCATTTTCCCCGGTTCGTCGAGTCCATATTCATTAAATATGTGCATTTTTAGCTGCATGTCTGAACCAGTATCTAACAAATTAAATAATTCATTTGAATATATATATTTACCTTTGTTTTGTTGATTGCGTCCAGCAACAGATTTAATATACTTAATTCCTGAAAATGCTATACTGTATTCTTTATATATGCTGTTGTATTCTTTGATTTTGTTAGAAATAAATGAATTTATTTCTCTATATTGCATATACGTTAAATCAATTGGATAAATCATGAATGGCTCTAAATAATTAACAACATCTACTAATGATAAACGACCTTTTATATATTTTTTAACAAGATTAAACAATACGCGTGTTTTTGGGACTATGGTTCGTAAAAATATTTTGTAAATATCAAGATTTGTTAGTTCGGTCGGTTTATCATATTCGGTCAAATCTAACATATATTGTTTTATATTGTCAACAAAATTATCGTCATCATATTCTATATCATTATCAAGACCATCTATAACTATTTTTGTTATATCAGTCTTTTGTTTTAGCAATTCCCAATAATTTAAAAAATGCAAATTTAAATTTGCCTTAACTAACAAATTACTACCTGGAAGATTTATTTGGGAAAAACGAACAGTTGGTTCTGGTAGTGTTAGAATCGATTTGATTGAAATTGGATCATTATTTGTTAGTTTAACTCTGTGAGCAACCATATTTTTTGCCTTTAAATTTGTGGAATATAACATGTCTTGCCCTAAGTTATATCTTTGTATTACGAAACGACGATTTACTATTTGAGAATTAGAAACAATAGTAGAATACAGACTACCTAAATTATCTATAACTGCGTTTACATTTGATTCGACAGTGCCTTCTATTATTATCCCATCCGTAGAAGCAAATACATTATTAACGACTTCTGGATTAATGGAATAAAATGGTGTCATATATGGGTCTAATGCAGCATACAAATTAGCATACTTATTTTGACCTTCAATGCTTTGATTGGTTTTATATTTTCTAAATAAAGAGTTCAATTCTCTATTTTGAACATTTTCATTAATTAATTCATAATCTGTATATCTTTTATATTCTTTTTTATCTGATGGATAAATCTTTTTTACATTTGAAGCTACTAATAATATCCAATACAATGTGTTTTTAAATTCTGATAAATATTCTGCTAATGGTTTATCATTTGCTGTTCTTTTAATAACACCTGTTATATTTTTGTTTATATCAAATGTTGATGATATTTGTCTTAGTTGAATAAATCGCGAAATCATTATATGAATATTGTTTAATACATTGTTAGTTCGTTTTGCATTAGGAATACTCGAAACCATTTCCTCTAATAAATCATTTGCTTGTGTTTCAATATTGTAGCGATATTTAGATTTATCGATGTTTACATATTCTTCTACTTTCACAATATCTCCAAATTCAATATCACTCATGTCAAACATCATCTTTTGTAATTTTTGTTTTACTTCTGATTTATAGTTTAAAGCTGCTTTTTGTTTATCTTCTTCCCCTAAAGCTGATAATTCATTTATTTCTTGATCTCCTGGTTCTTCTTCTTTTATTTCTTCTTCTTCATTTATTCCTTGTTCTTCTTGTTCTCCATTTATTCCTTGTTTTCTAACTATTGCCGGTCTAATTTCAAATGTTTCAATTGGTATATCCTCTGGTACACCTTGATATTTAAAATTAATAAATAATGTATCGTCGTCTGTTGTTCTAACTTCAATCATATCTTCTTCCAAATTAGTAATTTCACCGGTTATTACGGTTGGGATTTCTCCTCCAAAATAAATATTTATCCATGTTCCTGGTAATAAATCATTCTGTCTGGCATAACCTTCTTCAATATTACTACTAATGACCTTTATTGCTTGTATATTTCCATCGCCAATAATACCATCTGATGATATTTGTATTATAGTTTTTTCATATGTTTCACTATTGATTAACTTTATTTTAGAAGGATCAATATATTCGATTAAAAACACATTATTATTTAGTATTTCATTTGTTGGGTCTGTTATTAAAATAACATCTCCTAATTTTAATATTATTTCCGGTGTTTTTATTTCTGCTTTTTCTTCCTCTTCTTCCTCTTCTTCTTCCACTTTTTTTATATCTTCTGCATTTGGAATATATTCAGGTATAACATCAACATCCGGTTTAAAGTCAACATCTGGTTTAACTATGTCTTTATTATTTGCCTTCAAATCTATTTGTTCTGACATCTTATATTTAATGTAGAATTTTTTATAAATCATTAATTCTCAAAATATATTATCAACATTCCTAATATATTTAATTATTGATTTTTAGAAATTATATATAGAATTGGTTTAAAGGCATTTGACCAAATAATATAAACAAATGAAATATACTTTAAGCTATATTGCGGGTTTCAATGACGTAGTCAAAACAAATGAAGTAAATAAAGAATATGAAAAATATTATTCAGTTAAAGAATATGTTACTAAAGGAACAGAGACGTATTCGATTGTAAGATATAACAAAGAACTACTTTCTAAAGACATCGTTCCTACATATGGTCTATTACGTTCAGTTATAATATCAAAAGGACGTGTTGTTTCTTTTGCCCCACCTAAATCTATCTCTGTTGAAACATTTATGAACGATTATCCATTAAAAATTGACAATATAGTTGCTGAAGAATTTGTTGAAGGAACCATGATCAATGTATTTTTTGATCCTAATTATGGAGCTACTGGTTGTTGGCAAATTGCAACTCGTAATACAGTTGGAGCAGATGTTGCTTTTAATCAAGGAAAAAAAACATTTTATACTATGTTTATGGAAGCATGTCAAGAAAATAATCTATTTTTGAATTCATTAAATCCATCATTTTGTTATAGTTTTGTATTACAACACCCTGAAAATAGAATTGTTGTACCTTTTAAGAATCCACAATTATATTTAGTGTCTGTGTATGAAATTGTTCATGACGATAATATTAGAGTTTGTGAACATGATATGAGAATAGTTAGTCAAGATGTAATATGGGGAACAACTGGTGTTAAATTCCCCGAAAAATATGAATTTTCTACTTATACTCAATTAATTGATAAATTTGCATCACCAAATACCCCATATAATATTTTAGGAGTTGTTGTTAGAAATATGGAAACTGGTGACAGAACTAAAATTAGAAATCCATCATATGAAGAAGTCCGACATTTAAAAGGCAATCAATCAAAGTTACAATATCAATATTTATGCCTAAGACAAAATGGAAAATTACCTGAGTTTTTAAAATTTTATCCTGAGTTAAAATCCGAAATGTCCAAATTTAGAGAACAAGTTCATTTATTTACAAATACTCTATTTAAAAATTATATTTCTTGTTATATCAAAAAGGAAAACCCCTTAAGGGAATTCCCAGAACAATATAGAACACACATGTTTAAGATTCACGAACAATATATGAATGATTTGAAACCAAATAATCTATTTGTCACGAATACTGTAGTAATTAGATATGTAAATGAATTACCATCGTCTCTTTTAATGTACTGCTTGAATTATAACATGAGAAAAAGAGCGGTAGATACTATAAAAACAGAATTGACACACTTAAATTTGTGGTAATTAAAATAAATAAATTACAAAATAAATAAATAAAAAAGAATGTTTATATTTTTATTTATTTTTGATAATATAAATTGTATGAAATACTTTTTATTACTTTCTAGAACCATTAAAACAACCCTTAATGCTTTCTAACTTTTTGATGGCTTCTTCAATTGATGCCGTTAACATTGTTTTCACTGCTGAAACACCTTTAGTTTTATCTGATACGGACACTCTAATAATACTGTCATTATCATGCGGATGCATTTTTTTAAATCCAACATAGTCTAATGCTTTTAATTCTTGATAAAATACAGAATATAACTCATAATTCAAAATATTACCAATAGTATAATCATTGTTCACCAGAATTACATCATAACTATTGTCCATAGTGTTTATAGATGGCTTGATTTCCATTTCATCTTGATCTAATGAACGTTTGATACTTTCTAAATTATTAATTACTATATTACAAGACTTAATAATAATGTCAGTATTTTCATAAATACCAAGAGATTGAATTATAAAATCGAAACTTTTTGCCTTTACGTATCTTAGACCTTCTAATAGGTTCCAATTTGCAGCCTCAAATTTAATTTCTGCTTCATTTTTCCCTTCATCTTTCCACTTTTGTTTACGAATAGCCAATTGTTCAGCCATCTTTTCCCTATCTGGAGTACAACCATATGCACAAGTACCTACTACATTAAACATACTGTCATAACGAGCATCGCTCATGGAAAATTCACAAGTTAAATTAATTCTTTCTCCAGGCAATTCCTTTGTTATATTTGGTCTTAATCTTAGAAAATCAATATAATATTCACCATTACCTGTAGGAGGAATATAAGGAGGAAATATTTTTTTCACAGTATTGTCATCTAAATACTTATCGGTAACTAAATTTTTAATTTTGAAATCCTTTGTTGTTACTATTAAATTTGTATCTGTTTTATTTTCAACGTCCACCTCTAATAAATAATTTTTTAGTTGCGATTCCTGTAATTCTGAACCACAAATAGGTATGCAACCTAATCGTTGTTTTACAATTTCATTATTTAATCTACTTGTATTAACCATAATGTTTGCTTTATTTTCTTCATAAGGTATTGTTTTGAATACTACTATAGGAATATCAGATAATATAGTTCTTCTTAATGCATTCACATAACTAACATCTGTATTGTATATAGTAAATGTTAAAACACCCTCTTCCTCCTTAAAATCAGTAATTTTTGACGCCATTATATATTATATTATTGTTGTATATTTAATATTATATTTAATGAAATTCAATTTTTTGTTTCCATATTATTTTGTATTTTGTATTTTGTATTTTGTAGTTTGTAAGAAACATTTAGGTAAATTAGATTTTATATAAAAATAATGAGTTAAAAATATATATGAAAAAACTTATTTTATTTAAATGAGCTGTATTTTATACTATAGCAATTATTGTGAACCATCTAAAAAATTATTACAAACAGTTACAAAAACACAAAATACCAAAGATATTCATTTTATTTGCATCGACAAAAGAGTTAAGGATAATAATGGAACCACATTTATTGTTCTACAAAATGGACAAAAAATTGTCATGCCTACAAACGTTACAAAGGTTCCAGCACTTCTGTTATTAAAACAAGACTATAAGGTTATTTATGGAGATGATATTTATAAGTATTTTAAACCACAACAGCAACAACAAGTTCAACAGGCTACCAAAAATAATATGGAACCTGTTACATTTCAAGACGGATTTGGCGCCTTTGGTGGTTTTGGTGGAGGAGGTATTGTATCCGATCATTTTAGCTTTTTAGACCAGAGTGATACGGAACTAAGTGTCAAGGGTGAAGGAGGTGTTAGACAAATGCATAATTATGTATCTTTAAATGAGTCGATGAATTTGTCTATGAAACTGCCTCAAGACGAAACTGAATATAAAACAGATAAACTAAAGGAAGGTGAAACAAGCGTTGAAGCATTACAGAGAAAAAGAGAACAGGATATTGCTAATATTAATTATAGGTAATAGTATTTGTAAAATATTTAATTAAATAGTATAAATATTTTATATGGACTTTATTGAACCAAGACAAAATGAATTCACTATTTATAGTAAGAGCGGATGTCCCAATTGTATTAAGGTAAAAAATCATTTAGCAAACATTCAATTGAACTTTAGTGTTGTTAGTTGTGATGATTATATTTTAGAAGACAAGGCAGCATTTTTATATTTTATAAAAGAATTATCAGGAATAGATTGTAAGGTTTTCCCTATGGTATTCGCTGGTTCAAAATTTATTGGTGGATATAAGGAGACCGTCGATTATTTAGACAAAATATTCGATTTTGAAAACATGGATAATAGTTTTTAATTACATAAATATATTTTTTTTAAAAAAAACTTAAAGATGTTTATATAATTTAATTAACAATTAAAATGGCCACAAATCTTTTGTCTGTATTTAATGAACACTTCGCTGAGTTTGTTAATGATGTTCATAGTGTATTTCCAGATGATGTTGATATTTTAACTGCAAAAAATTCTCTTATTGCCATCAGAAAAGCTAATCCTAAATTGTTAGTACGAATTTGGACAAAATTTGTTGCTAATCCGTATAAAACACAAATCGAATCAGGAGATATTAATTTTTTTGTTGTTAAAGATTACGCAGGTGATTTAGAGCGTCATGAAAATGCGGATAAAATTATGGAGGCAATTGATCGTTTAAGAAACCCAGTCAAACAAATGACTCCAGACAATCAGGCTAAAACTATGAAATATATTCAAAATTTAACTAAATTAGCTCTTATGATTCCACAATAAAAATAAAAAATATTATATTTAACTTGATATTAGTGCTAAATATAATTTAAGACTTAGGTGGTACATCTTTATCGGTCGTTTTATCTGTAGCTGTAGCTGTAGTTGTAGCTTTGTTTGTAGGAGTAATTCCAAATAAATAATTTACTGTAAATTGAATAAATAAATATGTGATTAATACACCTAAAAACCAACTAATTAGATTTTGAAAAAATAATACTACATTAAATTTAACTTTATGGGGTAATATAGCAGTTAGTGCATTAATATTCAATTTTAGCAATAGTTTATTCATTAATGGCAATACTATGTCTCCTGAAAATGATAAGATTAAATCTTTTGTATACAGCGCTATAGCAACACCTGCCATCGTTCCGATAATACCATTATCAACTATAAATTGTTTTAATCCGTTTTTAAGGTCCATTATATATAATATATAGAAATAATAAATAAATCAATTGCAATAAATTTAACTTAAATATTTCTTTTAATTGAATTATATTAATGACAGATAAAACGCAAAAAGAAGATATTTCTCCTCCAGAAGAATTCTACAAAATCATTAATGATTTTATTTCCGATATGTTAATTACTTTTCCGGAATATTCTGGTATTATTGCTAAATGGTGGAATCGTCCGTCTTCTGATATTGAAGAAAATAAACAGAAGGAGTTATTGTTTGTCTTTAAACACTGTGTAAAGGTATTTCCTGAAAGATTTTTCAATATTTTATACAAGGATCCTGAAATGTTTTCTCCTGATTCAGAAATAAATACTGAGTTTTTACCAGGAATCGTATTTAAACAATTATGGTCTTGTGATATTAGTGACAATACCAGGATAACCATTTGGAAATATTTGCAGTTAATTTTATTTTCAGTAATTGGCTCTGTTCATAGCAGTTCTGAATTAGGCGATACGGCTAAATTATTTGAAGCTATTAATGAAGACGAATTGAAAACGAAATTGCAAGAAACATTGGAAAACATGCACAATATGTTTGATGTCAGTGCAAATGACACAACTACAGAAACACCTAATATTCCAAACGCACAAGACCTACATGAACATATCACATCTATGATGGACGGTAAATTAGGAAAATTAGCTATGGAATTAGCAGAGGACACTGCAAAGGATTTAAATTTAGATATGGATAATAATAGTAATGCAAACGATGTGTTTCAAAAACTATTCAAAAATCCTACCAAATTAATGAGCATGGTAAAGAACGTTGGTTCAAAAATAGATGAAAAAATTAAGTCTGGTGAAATCAAAGAATCTGAATTGATGGAAGAAGGTATGGGTTTATTAAATAAAATGAAGGATATGCCTGGAATGGAAAACATGCAAAAAATGTTTTCGCAAATGGGTATTCCTGGTTTAGGAAATAATTCAAAACTAAATATGGGAGCAATGGAAGCTCAATTAAATAAAAATATGAAACATGCGCAAATGAAGGAAAGAATGCGCTCGAAGGCAGAGGCTAATGCTAAGGCCAAAGAAGAACAATCTAAAACCGCTTTTTGTAATATGAGTGATGCTCCGGCTTATTCAGAAGAAGACTTGATAAAAATATTTAGCACAGGAGAAAAAGTAGAAAAAACACCCAGAGGCGCAAAACCTCCTCTACCCCCTAACAAAAAGAAGAAGGGTAAAAAATAATCGTATATAAATATATCGGTAACTAAATTTTATAATTCATTCAATTATAAAATTCTATATAATATATAATGACAACCCCGTTTTGGACAAATGACCCATCAGTATTATTCAATAAAGATAGTATTACACAATTATGGCCAAATCAAAAAATGACAAATGAATCCAAAATGAATGCTGTTAGTAGACTTGTTATTTTATTAACGATTTTAGGATTTATGTTAACAAGAAATATTAAAATTATCTTTATCGGTGCTATTACATTAGCAATATTATTCACAGTTTATAAATTCAGAAAACAGATTTTAGTTAACTCTCTTATACAAAATGTAGGAACACAAGAAGGCTTTTCTAATAAAATGACTACTGATTCTAAAACAACTTATAATCCCGTTACTTTAGAAACTGTATTACGCAGCAATTTTCATCCAACTACTAAGAAAAACCCATTTGGTAATGTATTGCTAACTGATATAGCCGACAGTCCTAACAGATTAGCAGCTGCACCCAGTTTTAACCCTGATGTTTACGATGATATAGACAGTGCAGTTAAAAAACAGTCACAAATGTTGAACCCTGGTATTAAAAATACTAACAAACAACTGTACGGGGATCTCAAAGGAAATTATGATTTGGACAATTCGATGATGAGGTTTTATAGTACAGCAAATACACGAGTAGAAAACGACCAAGGGTCATTTTCTCAGTACCTTTACGGCGACATGTATTCTGGTAAGGAATCAACACCAGAATCTGCTATGATGAGAGTGAAAGATAATTATAGATATATACTTATTTAGAAACTTTTTTATAAACTTTTTTATGAATTAATTTAAATAAAAATATTATTGTAGTAATATATTATAATGGCTTACGTCTCTGATTATACATTCAATAATATGGCTAGGATTGGCAACGACGGCTGTTGTATAGACCAAAATTCTATTCAAAACGTAGCATCCTGTAACTATACACTTCAAAATTATTTTTCCAAGGATTGCACTATGAAAAACGCCAGGACTTTAGCCACTACACAACCTTGTATAAACTATTCTGGAACCATGGGTTCCGACATTTGCGGCTCTAATATTGACGACAGTTCTAAACTATTAATTGGTGGAATTCAAACACACCCTCGTAGCAGAATTGATTTATTTGGTCGTCCCTTCGCTACTGTCCCATATTTAGGAAGAGGTTCGGTTGACCCTTTATTAGAAGCTCAAATTCAACAAGGTGAAGCTGTTACCAATAAGCGCAGTGTAACCCGTCTTACCGAAAAGAGCCATCTAAAATATCATACAACTCCTTTGATACCAGAAGTCAAACAAAATATACAAAATCCTAATCAAATGATTGAATCGGTTGCATCTGAGGGATGGATTCGTGGAGGTGTACCATCACGTGAACTAACAAGAGACCGTGACTATTATACAACTCATACAGCTGGACAAGCTATGCCTTAAATATGTTTTTATTATACACTTACTTAAAAACATATTTTATTACTTTATTATGTACAATACCGTTTTTAAAGTTAAATATAATGACATTGAAAAAGAACTATTACACAAATTAAACGTCAAAAATCCTGAAACTAATTCAGATGAAGAATATGATTATTCTAATCAAGATGTTTTAGATATTTGTAATAAACTTTATAGAGATGAATTACTTTCTGTATTTGGTGCAGAAGATTTATCTGATGATAATCTCGATAAAGGTATGAGCTATGTTTATGAGATTATGATGATAAATGAACGTTTTAAAGAAATTATTAATGAAATGGAAACAACATTAATTAATGGATTCATTAATAATGATGACCTCATCCCTGATAAACAAGAATCTCTAAGACAACTAATTTTAATCAGTTTATTTAGTCAACATTTGTTTCATATCACACATAAATGTATATGTCAACAAATTGAATTAGGAATGGTTGATAATGATTTGTTAGTTGAACTTAAAACACATTCATTTGAATTTGTTAAAACACATTTTGGCGTAAATTAAATATAATTTTTATAATATTTTATATAAATTTATATAAATGGCTTCTACTCGAAATAAAAATACACCTGGTAATTTTTGTTTGGATAATAGACAGAATACTGGGTCTGAATCTTGGCAACTATATATAAATGGTGCAAATGGTTTCGCTTACGATACAAGATTACCCGGTAATGGTTTAAACCCGGGTCAAATGCCGTGGTCTACATTATCTTATAATCCAGCAGACATTGAATCTTTTTTATTTGGAATTAATTCAACCAATTTAGTAAATCCCGCTAAGCCTTTAACACCTGAATTAAAGTGCTTACAAAGTGCTAATGTTTTTAAGTCAGCACCTGTAATTATGCCTATTCCACAAGCAATACCAAAATATCAAAGACCTTTTCCTGTACCTTAGAAAATAAAATAGTTTTTTAATAAGTATAGCAAAACATAATTATTTAAAAATATATATTTATAATAATTATGAGCACCATTACTACAGAAAATTTGATAGTAACTAATTTAACGGTTGAAACAATTAATAGTCAGCCTGTTTCTAATTTTTGTTGTGGTACTTATTCTAATACTTGTGATAATAATTGTTCTGATGATAATTGTGATAACTGCAATGATTGTGATAATTGTGATGATAACAATGATTGTAATGAATGTTCTCAGCCAAATCCGTGCCCGCAAGGAGCCCAGGTCTTTCAAGGAAACACGGGTTCACAAGGCTTTCAGGGTAACACAGGAGCTCAGGGAAACACGGGACCACAATATAAATTTATAGTTGATGAAAATAACAATATACCCAATGATATAATCATTTATAAATTAGAAGAATATGCATCAGATTCATCAGCAGACCAATTGTTTAATTTTGAAAATTTTAATTTAAAAGTATATGACCATATGGAATATTTTGATGATGAAACATTGGAAATAGTAAATAGAAAATATAGTATGGATTTTGAATTATTGGGATACAATAAACATACATAATGTATTATTCGTTTGTTATATAATTTATATAAATTGAAAATTATTTAAATATAAAATGAATATTGTATTTAAATATGGAAGAGAAAGAACCTATTAAAAAAGAGTTAGTATTGAATGATATACTAACACGTAGTCCATCATGTGGACTAATAATTATAGATAATTTTTACAATAACGCTATTGATACCAGGAATTATATATTGACTCAAGAATTTGCGGTTAGAGGTAACTATCCAGGTCAGCGTACAAAATCTTATGCCAACAAATATTTACAAGCTATAATACAAAAATATGTTGAACCATTTGGTGGAAAAATAACAGAATTTCCAATGCCAAAAGAAGACGGTTCAGACGCAGCTAAAATTTACAACGGTTCATTTCAATACACGACATCAAGAGACCGGTCTTGGATACATATTGACGGATTTAATAATTGGGCAGGTGTGATTTATTTGACACCGGATGCGCCATTAAGATCTGGTACTGCTTTTTATAAATTATATGATGGAACCACTTGTAAACAAGATATGGAAATATTGGATAATAAAAAAGATATAGATACTTGGAGTCAGGATGTAACCAAATGGGAAGAAGTAGATAAGGTTGGAAATGTATTTAACCGTTTGATTTTATTTAATGCAAATAGGTTTCATATGTCAATGGATTATTTTGGAGATACAAAGGAGAACGGACGTCTATTCCAAGTATTCTTTTTTTCCACTGAAAAATAATAAATAATAAATAATATGTATTTTGTAATATAAATTATTTATGTTTTCTAATGTTTACATTGTTTTTTTAATAACAAACAAAATATCATCCCATCTATTTTTTATATGCCTCAAGTCAAATATTTCATATGTAAACCCATCTGGTAAAAGTGTTTTAAATACATCGCACCATTTTGGTTCAGGTATATCCTCTACTATCATAATACCATTTACTGCTAATAATTGTGTATAATTATTAATAAAGTATATCATGCTTTCAAGTGAATGTGGACCGTCATCGATAATAAAATCAAACACTATGTTTTTTTCTAAAAAATAATTAATACTATCTTGAGAATACGCATTCATTTTTAAACATGATATTCTGTTATATTCTTTTAAAAACGCAGGGCCGTCGTCAATATCAATTCCATATAAAGTTGCATTTACAAAGTAATCATTCCATAATTTCATTGAACCGCCTCTCTGAACGCCTATTTCTAAAATATGTTGACAACTTAAGCTCTTATCCTTCATTAAATTTTCGTATGTTTCCAAATAACTATGAGACGTATTTTTATCGGTAATTCTATTATCTACAATTTTATCTAATGAAAAATGATGAATTGGATCTTTATAATTAATAAAATTAGTATTATTATGTAAATTCGGCCACTCATGATGTAATTTTAAACTCTCTAATTTTATACTATCATCTTCTATCATTTGTAATAACAAAAATAGTCCAAAAATGTCTTCGGTTATTTCTGAAATACTTTTATTGTAAAATCCATTAATGTAATTCGTATGTAACCAATCTGTTATTGTGCAATACCATGTCATCATTTTTATAAATGTTTTTGTAGGAATAACAAATGTATGTAGACAAATAAACATATCTGATTTTTTATGATTTTTTATAGAATCATATGTATGGTTTGTATTAAAATAGTGGTTATATTTTTCAAGAATAGAATTATCGTAAGGTTTGCAAATATTGTCAACTTCTACTTTATTAGCCACTGCTAAACTGTAAAAATAAATATCTTGTTCTGTATTCTCTATTTTTTGTTCCATATCATAAATAAAATCACTTGCTAATTCCATATCATATTGTATAAAACCAATATAATTAGTATGTGCATATAAATTATTCTTGAACACATGATATAAACAAGATGTTTGACAGTAGTTAGTATCTTGGTAAAGACTATTATATTGTGGTAGATCACATTCCTTTATTATGTTGTAATTTTTTTCCTTATTATAAATTTTCTCATACTGTTGATTTACATCGTACATGGTAATTTTATTTAACGAGTATTCATCCAAATCTTTGTAACATTTATCAAATAATTTGTTATGCCAAATATTGAATACTGATATTTCTGTATGTATTGGATATTGATTATTGAGTTCACTTACAAAATTAAAATCATCTATGTTTTGCCTTGTTATATGTTCAAACTTATCATAATTTATAAATTTAATATTTGGAAATTGCGAAACAAATTTGTTATCAACATAAGAAACTTCCGATAATATATTAAATCCAGCATATAGTAATCGATTACATCTCACATGTTCAAATGATCTACATTCTATATTAAAAATTTGCTGATGAATATTTAATATTATTTTACATTTACCTAATTCTATGTCTCGTTCTTTACCAAATCCACATGCTATATTTACTGTATAACCTTTTTCTCTTAATTTGTCAACAATATATCTTCTTCTTTTATTACAACTAACATCTTTATTATACGCTATCATTCCAAAATCATATATTTTTGATTGACTGTTAATATTTTTTAAATATCTTATTTCTTTGTAATCATAATTATATTCCAAATATTCACATTTAATTCCATATTTTTGCAATACTTCCATATTTTTAACATTATAATCGTATATTTTAATATTTGGATAAAGATAAATCATTTCAAAAATATTATTAATAAAATAATTAAGATACAGTGAATCAATATTTAAAATACTGATTTCAACATTTTTAAATATATTAAAAACTGAATTATCATGAATATTATTAATAAACAAAATTTTTGAAGGATTTATTTTTTGTATTTCACTAATAGTTACCACATAGGTGACATCATAAACCAAGTTTAAATTATTTATAAAATCTTTTATTAAATTATATACCCATCCAGGTCCATAAATTACCCATTTTTCTTTACATTTATTTATCATTGAATAATTTACAAAATTATCATACAAGTTCTCCTTTTTCCCAATAATTTTATCTGTTAGATTTTTAAAAAATGTTTTATTTGGGTTTCTTAATATATTCATCCACCTCTCTGTTAGTACTGGTTCTACAAAATATTGTGCATACAAGTTGTCATCTCTATCGACCTTTTTTATATATTTAATCAATTCATCAAAATTTGAAAAATCATTTGCATTTATAAATGTAGTAGGATTAAAATCTTTTATTATATCCGGTGTTCCCCAATAAATAGGAACAGTATTCGATTTATAAATATCACATATTTTTTCAGTTACATATCCTGGATAAGTTGTACTCTCAAACGCCATAGCAAATTTATATTCCTTATTGTGTAATATTTTTCCAGAACTGTTATGACCTCTGGGAACTGTATAACCAATATTATTTAAATAAGAACCACCACAATCCACCTCTTTATATATTGATAATTTATCAATAAACGTTTTTCTTTCATCTCCATAACCAGGACCACTCGCTATAAAAGAACAGAATTTGCTTTTTTCAGGAATTTTAAATTGTTTGTTTATTTTTTTTAATGATTCTTTAATTAATATATTGTCAAAATAACATACCCACAAAGGTAGGCGTGTATTTCTATAAGAATTTGGATCAAACGATATATTGAAATCAGCATCATCTCTTTGCGGATAAGATTCGCCAGAGAAAAACACTTTTCTTTTAGCATTATACAATTTATGATTGTTACCAAAAACACTATAAAATAATACATCTGGGTTCTCATTTGCGTTAACGATTGTAATGTCGTAATTACTATTTTCTTTTAACAAATTTACAAAAAAATTATCATTTGTGTCAAAATCTCCACCAGAATATTCAAATTTCCACCAATCACAAAAAGAAACAGATAACACGTGTTTTTTAATTGTTGGAATAAATTCCAAATGATTATTTTGTTCGTTCATTTGAATATCTGTACCAAAATTGTTCTCCATATCGCAATGAACCAATTTATAATTTAAAGTACTATAACTCAAAATATTTCCGGATACTTGTGGATGATCAAACGCGCATTTTATAGAACAACTATTTATATAATCGATTGTTTTTTTCGCCGCTTTTTTGCTAATAATATAAGCAAACGTAATATGTCCCTCTTTATATAAATCTTTTTCATATACACTAATGGTAGATTTCGGTTCTGGAAATATTTTATTAGAGTTATATTCACCTAATGCAAGATGTTCAAATTGTTGTTCAACAAATATTTTACATACAGCGTCTAACTGTGTCTTAAAATTTTCACATAATGTAACATCGTCCTCCAATATCACATAATAATCGTTTGTTTTATCATTCATTAATTCATTCCATAAATGTATATGGCTTAGAGCACAACCAATTACACCCTTATTATAATTGAAATCGTTTGCTTCAAATAGATCATATAATTCCTTTGTTTCTGTTAGTTCTTTACCATCCACAGCCTCAACAAAATCATAATTAGTTATATTGTGTTTTGTTAGTTGTTCTATCATTTGGGTCCTTCTATCTTCCCTTCTTTTAAGATTAACTATTTTTATCTGATAATTACTACACTCTTTTGTAATAGTTCGTTCTTTTGTGTTAACAAATAAATAGTCTGCATCCGGACCATTGTTCGAAAATTTTGATTCAACTATTTTCCATCCATTTGCATTTAAATATTCAATAGTTACGTGTTCCAAAGGCGCACCCTTATTGTATTCAACGTGTTGTAATTCAATTATCAAATACTTAGCATTATTAATTACGTTTATACCTCCTTTTAATATATCCAGTTCAGAACCTTGTACGTCAATTTTGACAAGATCAGGTAATGGAAAATGTCTATTTTTTACTATCGTTTCTAATGTCATTGCTTTTTTTTCTGAATATGCATCATCCGGAAAAATATTTGATGAATTGGGGTGTCCTATTTCCCTATAATATGAATTACCAGCTGGATGCTCCTTATTCTCATAAAAATTTACAATTCTATTATCTATGTCACTTAATACACCAATATTATACTGTATATTTTTTGATTTATATAATTTTTCTGCTTCTTCAATTGCATCAAACGCAAATATATCAGAATCCGGCCAAATTTTAAATACATCTTTTGTCCAATGCAATGCTGACGACCCAATGTCATAAATAACCTTGGGTGTAAAAGTTTTACTAATATTTGTTAATATTCGTCTATGTGGTTCAGGCATACATACCGTTTCGTATAATTCAATCATAATATTTTCTGCATTTTTATTTATTGTATTACTTTCAACAGGCGTATTACTTTCAACAGGCGTATTACTTTCAACTGGTTTATTATAAAAAAGCATATTACACCAATTATTTACCCTATTTGTCCAACTACAAGTGAGTGCATATTCTTTTCCTCTTTTACGAATACCATTCTTTTGTTTTGTAGTTAAGTTTAAAAGTATATCCACTTCATTATCTCTTGAAACTGATATTCCATAGTCTCCTAATGTATTGTTTAAACCAGCAACAGGATAATATATACAAATTACTTCTGACATTAACATTTCCATAGCAGTGATACATGATGTTTCCGAAAAATTAGTAGGATATAACCAATATTCCACTGTAGCCATTAATTTATATAAATCATCGCGTTTCAACTGGCCAAGATGTGCTATATTATCATGTTTGTTAATAATGGCTGCTAATCGTTTTTCTGACTCGTTTTTTGGAAATTCATTATAAGAACAAATTAATAATTCAGCATCCGAAAATTGTTCCTCAATTTGTGGCCAAATTTCTAATAACCTATCTAAACCTCTTTCACTGCATGATGTATAAATAAAACGATTGCTAATCTTTTTAGGTTTATCTATAAAGTTGTCAATGGATATACCATTATTTATATGAGATAACTTGTTTTTTAACTCTGGATACAAATCATTAAATAAATTCATATGCCATTCCGTTTGACATATACAACCGTTTATTTTATCCGACCATTTGTTTATTATTGATTTAACATCCATATCACAACCATAATTAAATAAAGCAATATCGTGTGCCCAAATAAAGGATTGATAAAATGACAATCCTTCGAATATTTCATAAAACCCTACATATCGTGATACTATTACAGTATGAAATGGCGTTGTGTCGATTAGACGTCTTAATGTATCAAAATTGATATAATTCACGTTGTTAATTTTTTCCTCATTTACTGAACCAGTAATATAGATTTCATACGTAGTTGGAAAACTGTTGGCTAAATTTGCAACTGCTGTTTCAGAACCACCTAATGCATTATTTAAACTATATGTATAATTCCATTGTATATTACAAAACCCTGTGTAAAATAATATTTTATTGCTTTGTTCACACTCACTTACAGTGAACTTGTTAGTTATATCTTTAACCGATTTAATGTTAATTCCGTATTTTGTATATTTTTTTAAAAATGCGTTGTATTTATGTAATGGATGTTTTATCGACTCTAAAAAATAAATATATGACTGAAATAGGTTTACAAAGTCGTTATCAACTTCAAATGTAATACCCATAAAAAATTGTAAATTATACAATACATTACCAATATAAAAATCCGGTATAAATCTGTATTTTTTTATAAATATTATCTCGAACATTTTTTTAATGGTCTTTTTCGCTTCTGGATATATGTCTTTAATTTTATCACAAACAAGAATCATATGATATGGTAGTAACATTTCTCCTTTATCAGGCTCAATAAATAATCTACCTTCTATATTACTTGACAAATAGATGGATTCATAAAAATCTTTTATATTTGTATAATATTGATAAGCTACTAATGGTAGGTCATTTGTTACATAATGTTGAACAAGATGATAAACACATTCTTGTCTTTCTACATCATATTTAAATGATTCAACTAAATAATACATGCCTTTTTCTTTTTCGCCAGTTTCAGTATATAAATTATATAAATAAAGACACGTCATATATTTTTCTTGTGTCCAATTGTCGTTTCCCAATACAATTTTATACCATTTAATCGCCTCTTCAGGTTTACCAGCATCTTTATAACTATTGGCACAATAAAACCCATATCGTAAATATAGATTGTCATCTGTTTTTTTCGCTTCATAATAAGCGTCTTCTAGTATTTTCGCATCTTTAAAGTATTTATTTGGGTCTTTATTTCTACTTCCACTTCTTCCAGACACTACATAATAATCACCATCAATCGTTTTATGTATTGGTTTTGGCTTTAAACAATTAATAAATTCATGTATTACCGACTTGAAATTCCATTTAATTTTATTATTTATCAATAATACTCTTTGATAAGACACACCAGCTTGATTCCCAAAATTTATTAAATAAGCATCACTGTCTACGATATCAGGCATTTTTATGTCTCCATGTATCTCATCGTCTGCGTCAAATATAAATAGCAAATCGGTTTTATCAAATGCTAAATCTAATGCTAATGTTCTATTATATGCAAAATTTTTCCATTCATGATAATGTAACTCACCTGGAATATTTTTTTCTTTAAAAAAATCCGTTATAATTGCTGGGGTATCATCTGTAGACCCTGTGTCACAAATAACCCAATATGTAAACTGTATTTTTTTACACAACATTTCTAATGTAGTTTTTATAATATGCGCTTCATCTTTTACAATCATATTTAAACATATTGATAATTGCTTTTTTTCAATAAAGTCCATAATTGGTATTTATATTTATGTTTTTAACTAATAATTTATTTTATATTATTAATAAATTACATAATATAAAAATAACATTTTATACATGATATGGATAAAATATCATTCATAATACCTACGTCTGCCTCTACAACTACAACTACGAATACACCTATTATAAACGAGAATAAAGTAAACGAAAATAATACTTACACAAAAATAACAACAAATGTATATAGATTTAATTCGGTTAGCAATATTATTGATAAGTCTACTTTGTATAATGACGCTATGCAATACAGACAAATAGGAGACCTGAATAAGTCGATTGAGTTATTTAAAATGTATGAAAAAGAATTAGATATTAGCGATAAGAATAAAACTTATGAAGTCTATATTAATTTGGCTTTATTAACAGCTGAAACAAATGGTAGTTTGGACAACGTTTCTAATTATTATGGTAAGGCGACTCAAGTGTGTCCAGACAGATCAGAACCGTATTATTATTTTGCGATATATTGCAATAAAACCCAACAATATGCAAAGGCATACGAATTACTAATAAAAGCCTTAGAAATGACATACGAAGACGTAAAAAACAAATATAATAACGTTCAAATGAATGCATACGGAAAACACTTATATGACGAATTATCGGTTACATGTTACTGGCTTCAAAAATATGAAGAAAGCAAGACATATTTGTTAAAAATCATTAATGATGATGATTTCATTGATTTGAAACCACGATTAAGTGCAAATTTAGAACAAATTGAAAAAGAACTGAATAAGTGAAACGTATAAATATTATATATTTAATTATAATAAAAATTGATTAATTTATTATAATTTAACTTTTACAAATAATAATAATAATAATAATAATGAAGTGTTCGGCCGTAAATTTATATAGAAATCCCTGTAAAAATAAAGACGTTGGTGAAAACGGTTTATGTAAAAAACACACTACTATGGAATTAAATGCTAAACCAAAAAAAGAAGGTAAATGTATATATATTCGTCGCAATAATGAACGATGTTTTCAAAATGCATATACTGATGGAGACGATAAAGATTATTGTGCAGAACATTCATTATATATTTTATCAAATAAAAGGACAGGTGGATGTAAATGTTGTTTTGATTTATATATGAATAACCAACAAGAGAAACTGGGTGGATTTTGGATTGAACTTGATATAGGCGATGATTAAAAATACGCTTACTTGCAAACACAACCCAATAATTCCACGTATTTTTTGTAATCATCGTAATAATTATAATTGTTTATTTCATCAACAGAATCTATTGAGATTTGGAACGGTTCTAAAAGCTGTATGGCTGCTACACCTCTAAAATTTATATTGTAGTAATACTCAAATGTTGAAAGCTTATCAGAAAAATGTAGTAAAATATAATGTATCACTTTCCAAACATCACCAGTCCAATTTTCACCATATTTTAATATTCCATTTTCATAATAATGTTTCACAGGTATTTTTAATTGTTCGTTGTAATTAAAGGGCAAAATATCATCTATAAATATAAACCCATTTTTTGTTAGTATATTGATACTATTATTGATATCTTTTAAAACATATTCTACTTGATGCATCCCATCTATAAAAATAACATCGAATTTTTCATTTAACTTTTTATTTGTATCTTCAAAATACACATCAGATGTACATTTGAATATTTTCCCGGCAATAGGACTACATTTTGGATCAGGGTCTACACCAACTTTATATGTAAAATGTGTACTGTTAAATGTCTCACCATATTCTACTCCAATTTCTAAATACTTATCTGATTTATTTGTTAGTTGGTTGATAACTTTAGATCTCATATTATGATCAGTGTTATAATTAGGTTTACTAATATCGACATTTATTATTTCATAATTTTCTGTTGATTTATACATCATTTTGAAGTAAGTAATTAGAGTGTCATTATTTGTGTCTAACAACGTATAACATTTCATACGATCAAATCCATAATGTTCTAATCGTTGTTGTAAATATTCAAGAGTACATTTATTTTCTAAAACTAAAAAATCATTTCTACCGTTCTCATATAATAACTTTATTCTATCCAAATGGAACAAAAGGCTGTCTAAACCTATAATACAATATTGACAATCATAATTTTTATTTACAATCAAATTACAATACTTATGTTCATAAGTGTTTTTATCTCGTTCCCATATTTTCGAATGTTCTTCAATATATTTTTCATCCTCATAAGCATCGAACATCTTCATTTTTTCATTTATCGACATAAATTTATAATACATAGGGCTTATATAATTTGGACCAATTCGGTTAATTTCTGCGTTTCTAATAAGGGAAAAATTATTATTAGAATCATTCATATACTGTATATAACCTAATTTATGTATTTTTGCCATCTTCGTTGTTATAGATGTTTTCAACAAAATTTCATAATCATCGCATATAGGTAAATATTCACAATAACTACCCATTTGCATTAATGTTTCTCGTCTCCAAATTCTCGGATGGTTTGGACAACATACCAGATGGCTCATAGTAATATTATTTATATTGGGGGTAACATATACTAACAACCATTTATCATTATATTTTTGAGAATAATAGCCACCATAACCTTTACAAATGAAATCACCATACCATTGATTTTTTCCATTTTCATAAACACATGCACAATCCATATAAATAAAACCTACATTCGAATTATTATTAAATACATCTGCTGAATCTTGTAACACATATGAGAGGATCTCATCATCATGATCCATTTCTAAAACATATTTACCACGACATAGACCAATTGATTCATTTTTGACGTTTCCAATACTTCCGTTATTTTTAGAACGTCTATAAAGCCGAATACGAGAATCATTGTCAAAATTTGTTCTTAAAAAGTCGAAATGTTTATCATCTGGTGAATCATCTATAATTACCCATTCCCAATCTTTTAAAGTTTGGTTTTTTAAACTATTGTAAACCCTTAAAATTTTATTATATGAATTATACGATGTAGTAAATAATGAAAAGGTTGGTCTGGTTAAACTACGTTCCCTTGCACATAGGTTCACATATAACATATTAATAACGTCATTAAACTCATTTACATTTGATAATGTAACATCAGTATTCATATGGATATGACGAATTAACATCTCTTTAGATAATACAGTTAATAATTCATTTTTGTATTCGTCTACAGAATTTCCGTAAGTAACTAACAAATGAAAATTTGAATTATGTAAGTTTTTTACATTCTCGATATTATTTGCTATAAAAATACTACATTCAAGTGCGTTTCCATTTTCAATAAAAAAACGGTCCACGAAATTGTATTTTTCATAACGATAAAATATAATGTAAGGATACTTCATTATATTTTATTTATTAATTTATATTTAAATATTTGTATTATATTATATAATTTATACATCAACTGTATGTTTTTTAAACAAACATCCTTGTGCGTTTAAATTTTTTAATTCATCGGTAACAATTTGCGGATTTTGATGGTCGCAATTTGGTAACCAAATTTTTACTATACAAAAATTTTTTTTAGGTGAAATGGTAATCCCTGTAACACTATTCACAAACGAACTGTTGCTACTAATTGAACCTCCAATAAGAACATATGTTAATTCACGCCAAACTTCATATACATTTTTATTTGAAACCTTGTATGAAAAGCAACCACCATTTTTGTTTTTAGGGTCTTCCCACATTGGTGCAATTCCATCCTTCATAATGAATAACATGCAATTTTTAACAAGACCTTCAGGCAATGACTCTGTAATGGCAACCGTTTCTTCGACTGTTGTAAACTTAAATATCTTTTTATAACTATTTACAGTCCAGTCAGGATCGTGAGGTAGGTGTGCCCATAGGTTCCAGTTTAAACTCAATTTATTTGTTTTAGTTATACTTGCTGTAGCCATCGCTGTTGAAACTGTTGAGGGTACCATTATACATTTTTATACTTCAATTTTTTTAAATTGTTTTATTATTATAAATTTATATAATACCATTTTTTAAAAATCTATACAATGAGTGTTATCCAATTTTACAAATTCATCTGAGTTGATTCTATCTTCTTTTAATACTTCTTCTAATTCCTTTATTTCTGCATCTTGTACTTCTTCTTCTACTTCTTCTAATACCTTTATTTCTGCATCTTGTACTTCTTCTAATACTTCTTCCTTGACGTCTTGTTTTGTAATTCCATAGTCATCATTATAAATAGTTATACTGTATGTATCGTCTAATACATGCATATTTATATTATTATCAATTAACTCAATATTATAAGAAAAATCATTTGGTATTTTAAGTTTACTGATATTTAGTATGTAATATTTAAAAAAAGACTTATCAAAAACATTATTAACAACGTAAAAATTATGATAAATGTTGTTCAATTCAATATTAACAATATTATCATTTCCATAAATTAATTTAAATGATATAAATCGTACGTTGGATACCTCATAATCCTTAATGTTATTTGGTATATTATTTATACATAATTTATTTATCGGTACTGGTTTGGTAAAATCTGAAATAACAATTAAATCAAAATCATTTTGTAAAAATAATTCCTTATCTATTATATTATTGTTTTCGGTAATAATATCATCTGTTTTTACACCATCTTTAAACAGCTCAATCATATAAATACTTTTGTCATTAGACATTATATATTCTTTTAATAAACTTAGATAAGGATTGATAATTGTAATCAGTTTATTTATTTGTATTTGACAATGACTATAATAATAAATTGTATTATAAGCCATAGATAATATCAATTGCGTTATGAATTGTTTACCTACGTTACTGCTATTGTATACATATGTTGCAAATAAAATTGTAAATAATAATTTAAATTCTGGGTTAAAAATACCAAACATAATTATTTACATACACATATAAATCTAATTTTAAGTAGTTTAGATTTATATTTAATCTAATTGGTTATCTGAAGAATGGTCGTCTAATGGTGTTTCTGAATATGATGTATCTATATATTTATTCTGTGTATTTACAGTAGTAGACGAATAAATTAAATTACCACTCTTATTAGACGAAGAAGAAGTAGTACTGTCACATTTTACATTTAATTTTCCTGTTGCAGGGTCTAAACCAAAAACATACAACAATATCGTTACTATAACCGACATAAGAATAAAAGGAATAAAAACTATAATCCATGATATAATTCCCATTCCAGATATACATAACGCATTTAAAAGTATTGTAATTATTATCATAACAATAAATTTAAAAAAAGCTGTATTATACAACCCCTTAAACGTGTCAATTATTATTTGTGTTAATGAAAATGCAAGATATATTAATGCAGGAGCACAAAGGTCTATCATATTCTACTTATATTAAGTTAAGAAAAGATTGGTTCTCCTTCTTTAATTATACCTACCTTTTCTCCTACATCGCCATCTTTTGTCATTGCATATAAAATCCCATTTTCCTCATCAGTTGCAAAATACGTAATATCATCGATTTCAATCTCAAAAACCTCTTCTTCTTGTTCTTCTTCTTTTACTTCCTCTTTTACTTCTTCTTGTTCTTGTTCTTGTTCTTCCTCAGTTTGTACTTCTTCTTCAGATTCCTCATCCTCTTCCTCTTCTTCTTCCTTCTTTTGTTCTTCTACTTCTTTTACTAATCCTTTTACTTCTTGTTCTTCTACTTCTTGTTCCTCTTCTTCTTCTGATTCTTCTTCTGATTCTTCTTCTGATTCTTCTACTTCTTCTTCTGATTCCTCTTCTACTGTAGTTTCATGTAATAGTTCCTTTTCAAGTGATTCTGTAAACGTATTATCAATATCTATATCATTTTCAATATTTTTTTCTTCAATTTTTAATATAATATGTGGCTCTGTATCCATACGAGTGACAGTTGGATCTTGTTTTGAAAATCCAGGGTAACTTGTTAATTTTTGTTGACCTCTTAATTTAGCACACAAATATTCATATTTATTATCGGAATTTTCAGTATTATTTTTTAAATCCTTAATTTCATTTTCTAAAATACTAATACGGGTTATTAGTGTCTTGATAGTATTCTGTAGACCTTTATTGTCGTTTTCCAAACTTGCAATAACAGATGAATTAAAACTAGTATCAACTGCTGAATTATTATTATCCAAATTAAAAACAGAATCTGTTTTCATTTTATGCAACATTGAATACATGTGTTCAATAGTTGCCATTTGAATTAATTTTTCAAGGTTATTTAAGGTTGTCATTATCTATAGTTAATATATAATATTACTATTTGTTTAATATGATTTAAAAAATATTTATTCTAACTATATATGTTTGGAACGGACGGAAATACCAGAAAGGACGGAATTAGTTTTTTGGATAAGGACGAATTGGTTAAAAAAATGAATATTATTTTAAGTCAAACAAATTATACGGAAGATGAAGCGAGACTAAAATTACAAACATTTAATTATGATTATATGAAGGTTATAAAAGATTATATGGGGATTAATGATAAAAAAGATACTACAGTTAAATCTGTGAACCAAGAAATTTATAAGCAAATTAGAACCACATTAGATTCTTCAATGAAGGGATATAGAGAAAAAAATCCAATTAATGTTGACCAAGTTGCTGCAAATTTTCAAGAATCAGATGAACGAAAAAATAATACAGATTAAATTTATGTTTTATATTTTCTACGTGTCGACTTTCTTTTTTTAGTTTTATTTGTTCTTATTCTTGTGTTTCTTGTGTTTCTTGTGTTGCTCGTATTTTTACCTCCCTTTTTTCTATTTATATATTTTCTCATTATACACCCATCATAAGTACACTCTTGTCCGTATTTTAAAAAACCGTATTTTTTATAAAATTCCTCCGCCTTAGGAACTGATCTTAAATATATATGCGTCATTAACAGTTTTCTACCTATATATTCTATTGCGTTAATTAAAATGTGTCCTGCTCCTTGAATGCCTGTATGAGAACAAATAACATCTATATATATTGATTTATATTCACGTCCAGGATTATCTATATTTATTAAAGCGAACCCAAAAATATTGCCATTTGGTAATATATTATTTGAAGACCCAACAATAACTATAGCATCAGCATTATTAAACGTTTGTGATATATACTCAGGATTTAGTCCTTTACATAAAAATTTAGCGTTTGATACAAGTCTATAAATATAATCCTTTACATTTTTGTAAGAATTTTCGTAAATGTTTTGCACAGTTGTATCATCCTCGTCGTCGTCACTATCAATGTCATTTCCATTCGGATATACTTTAAATGTAGTATCGCCTTCAAAATTTAACCAAAACTTGTTCCTTTTACTTTTTGTTGGGTTAAACAAACTGCTTTCAGGTTTAAAATAAATATATGTCTGAACATTTGTATCATTTTTGATATTATATTTATTGTTCATTATATAATAATAAAACATAAAAAAATCTTTTTTATTAATATCTTTTTCTCAGTAAGAATAAAATGCATTAGGTGTACGTTTTATCCAATAATCCAATTCTTCTTTTGTGATATGTGGTTGCCAACGTAAAATATTGCTCTCAGTAAATTTATGGTCGTCTTCTATTCCTTCATAATAATCGTCGTTTAATATATATTTTGCGACAAATTGTGCGTTTACTTTTTGAGTATGTAAAATTATTAGAAATCTTAGACCATTAACGTTTCTCTCTAATTCTTCTTGTGAATATTTATTTTTACGTAAATCATCATTCGTTAGAGTGAAGTTTGTCAGCAATTGCTCTACTTCTGGTCCTGACTCGTATTCCATTATATTATTTGCCATTTTATATACTTATTTTATATTGTAATAAAATAAAATCAATTTTTTTTATATTATATATAATATAAATATATGTCAATAATAGTTAATACTTTGAAATATAATTTGGTAGGTAATACTGCGAAGATGACAGGTTCAACTAATACTTCTTTACCGAGTCTAGTATATAGCAATGCTTTTTTTATTAATAGTGGAATTAATGGTGGACAGTTCAGATATACGGTACAATTCATTGAAAACGGAGCTTTTTACTATTTTAGTAGCTTACAATCAGTAATGCTCCAAGATTTATTAATAGCTATTGGCTATAGACATGATGAATCCACTCCAGCAGATGGTGTAAATATATTCGGTTCATTTCAAAATTGCATACAGTTATCATCCGTTGTCTTGACAACTTCTACTACTTTAGCGACTATTGGTCCATATTCGTTCTATAACTGTATTGCATTACCTTCAATAACAATTCCTATTTCAGTAACATATATAGGTGCATATGCATTCTCAAATTGTACAGGTTTAATATCGGTAACAATTCCAACATCATTAACATATATTGGAGAAAATCCATTTTCAGGATGTACAAATTTATCAAATGTTACAATAAGTGGAAATGGGTCAGTTAATAGTATACTATCAGGAGCATTTAAAAACATTGTATCGTGTAAGACAGTTATAATTAATAATGCAACAAGCATTGGAGCAAGTGCGTTTACTGGATGTATAAATGTAACATCTGTAACAATCCCCAGTTCAGTAACAAGTATTGGAGAAAGTGCATTTAACGGTTGTAGTAACCTAGAAACAATAACAATTCCTATTTCAGTAACAAGTATTGGTGTAAATGCGTTCCCAGGAACTACACAACTAATATCAACATATACTCCGACAATATCGTCAATTTACTATCATTCAAACAATACACAAAATTTTATAAAAGTATATTTAAGTAATACACAAATAGTAACAAATTATTCATATTCTACTGATGGAACAAATTATATACAATTAAGTCCAGTTCAAACAACAAGCTCCTTAACAATAAATGTATCAAGTAATAGTGCAATTAGCATAAAAGGTATTGGAAACAGAATTGTAAGTGGTTATACAATAAATATAACTCATTCAGGATCAACAAGCGTTATTCCAACAACATTGGTAAATATGGTAACAAATAGAGTAGTAATGTCAACAATATTGAGCGAGTTTACAATTACGGAAATAAAAGCACAATACACCGCGTCAGATTTAAAAACAGCTGGTTATACATTGTCGGATTTACAAACTTTTGGTTACTCATTAATAGATTTAAAAAATGCAGGTTATACATTTTTAGATTTAAAAAATGCAGGTTATACCCTGGAGCAAATGTTAAATAATGGATTTACTATTACACAAATTTTAGAGGAAGGCAAAATATTTGATATGACTACTATATTAACACTGTTTACAAGTTCTCAAATAAAAACACAATTTTCAGCAGCATATTTAAAAACAGCTGGATATACATTATCAGAATTACAAACAGTTGGTTATACATTATCAGAATTACAAACATCTGGTTTTGATTTACAAACAGGTGGATATACATTGTCAGATTTAAAAATAGCTGGTTATACTTCAGCAGATATATTAAATAGTGGATTTACTATTACACAGTTATTAGAATCAAGTATATTTGATAAATTAGGCGGAGACATAGACGGATTATCAGGAAATGACTGGTTCGGTTGGTCAGTATCTCTAAGTAGCGACGGTTTAATACTAGCAATTGGAGCCCCTTTTAATGACAGTGTTAATACAAATAGCGGACAAGTTAGAGTGTATAAATATATAAGTGGTACATGGACACAATTAGGTCAAGTCATAAATGCTACTCCAAGAAATAATACTTTTAACGATAATACGGGATATACCGTGTCATTAAGCGGTGATGGGTTAACATTAGCAATTGGAGCACCTTACAATGACGCTCCTCCAGGAGGCATAGGTTATCAAAATAATGGAGCGGTTAGCATATATACATATACGACTAATGTATGGACACAATTAGGTAACAAGATATATGGAAAAGTGAGCAATGCAGAGGATCCGACATACGATGGTGGTGTGACCCAAGGCAGGTTCGGTACCAAGGCAGGTTGGT